TTTGGCTTGCTAGGGACAAAATTTTGTCCGCTAAGTGACTTAGCCATCAGATGCCGTCAGTTGAATTCAAGTTCTGGTACTTGAGAGCCAAACCCGTAAACAGACCATATTGAGGGTGGCTGATCTGGTCACGACCATCAAGGAAATACAATTCTTCGAGCCACAGCGTTCTAGCCGCCATAGCCTGCACGTCTTCCGCTCCAGGCTTAGCGGCGATCATCGGGTCAGGGCGTTGCATTGCTGTCGTGCAGGAAAATCACGCTGTGCTTGTGAGTAGCCAGCGCCATACATGATGTGAGCAGTGCTTACGATTGCCATCAGCCAAGAGGCGACAAGCAACCACCAGCACAAGAACAATCTCCTAAAAGAGATCACCAAGGAACTCCAGAGCCTGAAACAGGAGTACGCTGCAAATCGATTTGTGCCTGAAGCGCAGCTTCGATTTCAGCAACCTTGTCTGCACCACCAAGCTTGGCTTGCACAGCTGAAACTGCCCATTCCTCAGTAAGTGAGCTGTAACTGGTCAGCTCCGAATCATCTTCAGGCTGATCAAGGCCAACGCTGCCATACGCACCAGCGGAATAGGTGCCGTCATTGGCTGAAACGGTGTAATGCACGGTTTGCACAGCACCGTTGCTCAGCTGACGATCCATGGTGCCAACGGCCCAAGTGAACGTTGTGGTGGGGGTAGACATTGGGAAAGTCCTTGCAGGTGAAGTTTACCTATTGCGCCTCAAGGGCGGCAACTTTGGTTTTAAGCGTGTCTACCTCGGCAGATAGTTCCTTGATGGCATTGACAAGCACAGGAATTAGATCAGCACGGACTGACTTGTAAGGCTCTTCGCCTTCAGGCGCAGGGTCAATCCATTCATCAACCATTTCAGGGAACACTTGCTCAAATTCTTGAGCAATAAAACCTTGGTCGTTTTGAACGTCTTTGCCTTTACCTGCTTTCCAGTCGAAGCGTCGTGGCTGCAACGATAAAATTTCAACCAAGCCTGCATCTAGGTCACGAATATTTTCTTTTAAGCGTTGGTCAGAAATTGCACTAATTGTTGTATTGGTCGCATGTACTGTTCCATTCATGCCTACATAGAACCGATAGGCAGACGCAGTTGTGGAGTAAACGTGTAATGTGTTAACCCCGCTACTAGAAGAAGCGACAGAGAAGAATGACTGACCGTCATTTTTAAATTCAGTGCCAGCGGCGTTAACATCTGAAGCAGTTGTCTTGCCGATTAAAATATTCCCAGAGCTGTCGATTCGCACTCGCTCGGTCGGGCTGCTTGCACCGTCCGCTGTGGTGTAGAACGTGAGACGGCCCGGCATGTCGTTTGAGCCAGGCGTGCCATCAACCTCTGATTGAATCCAGGCTGTAAAGCTATTTAGATCTGTACCATCTGCTCCCGCAAAATGAATAGCACCCGTTATATCGCCACTTTGAACAACAGTGCTAGAACCTGTTGATGTGCCTCGTGATTTGCTTAACGCTAAAATTGGACCATTAGCGTTATTTTCATTTCTAACAATAGCTGCGGTAGAGGTTGAAACATTTGTGCCTTCCATTTGAAAGTGCGGCTCTAAAGCGTTTGCTGTAGTTCTTGACGAACTATGACCAACCAACAACCGCCCAGAGCTGTCGATGCGTGCTCGCTCGCTGTTGTTTGTCGAAAACAGAATATCTTTAGCGGTTCGTGTTCTTAGCTGCAAGCCACTGGAATTCATTCCAAGTTGACCAACATCAGACGAACTTTTCAAATACAACGCACCACCTGGGCTTCCTGTAATCTCTAGAGTTCCGCCATAAGAGCCATGATCTGTTGGCGACGCCGTTCCAATGCCAACGTTGCCGTCGCCTTGAATAATAAATTTAGTGTCTGAGTCGCTGGGTGATGCACTGCTATTCGAACGAGCTTTTAGAAGAACATCACCTGCCTCAACATCACCATCTACGATTAAACCGACAGTAGAGCCACCATCTCCCGCCTTGATGTGTGCTGCGATTGCGCTACTTGTTGCACCACCTTGAACTTCTAATTTTGCAGCCGGGCTTGACACTCCAATGCCAACATCTCCAGGAATACCCTTAAACAGGTTTTCCATCGTCATCTTCTTGTTCTTATCAGCCGCAGCACTCTCACTGACGTCCACAATCGTCACCAGGTCGCCCGTGGCTTGACTGCCTGCAGCAAGTGCGGTCAGGTCAGTAATTTTGCGGTCGGCCATGGCTTACGTTTTGATGACGTACATCATTGCTATGTTACGCGGTCTGGCCTCACTGCCACCATCGTTATCAACAGTGACTGTCGTTGAAGTAGAAACAGTAATGCCAGTGGTAGCCGTTTCAGTCGGCTCAGTGCCGCTAAGCCCTTGTCCAGATTCTTCGATTACACCATCACCGCTGTCGCTGTTTGAATACTGGATGTCATGGAAGTGACCAGGGTCAGTAACGGTCGATG